GGCTGTCTTTAAACAGGTGGATCACCTCGGTGTCCTTCTCCAGAGTGTCCATGGTGTCCTTCTTTGCGGCCTCGGTGTCCTGCACGGCCGTCTCAGTCTTTTTTACTGCCATCGTCGTACCTCCTTGATTTTCTTAGTTTGCCAGTGCCGTTGCACTGTAGCGTGCGCTGCAGCTCTCAATGCGCACCATGTACTGCTCGCTCAGGCGCTCGGCGGTCTTCACGGCCTTCCAGCCCACGGACGCGCGCTGGTTCAGCGGGTCATCGCCGTAGCCCAGCTGCTTCACGATGTGCTGCAGGCCGCCGCCCTCCAGCTCGGTGGTGGCGTAGGCGTGGGCACCCAGCACCAGGGTGCCGTACACCGCCAGACCGCTCGGGCAGCCGGTGCCCTTCCAGATCTTTGCTTCGCTGGACACCACGAAGCGTACGTTGTTGATCTTGCCGATCTCGCCGTTGAAGATCTCTTCCGGGGCCGCGTACTTGTGCGCCTCGATCCAGTTCGGGTCCTTGCGGAGGTCGTAGCTGGTATGCGGGTGTACGATGGCCACATAGCTGTCGCCGATGGGGTCCGCGTTCTGGGTCTGCAGCATGGCCACCGCCTGGTCGATCAGGTCCACGGTCAGCTGCGCAGTCTTGTCCAGGGTCTCACGGCTGGTCACGGCAGTCTCCACGCCGTCCGCCACCTTGGGCGCATAGATCACGTTCGTGCCGCCGTTCAGGATGTCGCGCACGATGGTGTCCAAGGTACGGCCTGCCTGGCTTCCCAGTACTTTTGTTGCCTGCACCACGTTGTCGTCGATGGCGGTCAGGTCCAGCATGTCGGTCAGGGCTGCCCATCCGCCGTACTGGTGCACCTCTGCCGTAATGGCGCTCACGGTCAGTGCCTGGCCCGCCGGGGTCACGCCTTCGGTCAGCGGGGTGGTGGCCTTCGGCAGCGCCTCGTATTTGCGGAACTCAATGGTTTTGCCGCTGTTCGCCGGGATCGGGTAGCTGTCGCCGAACTGGTCATGCACCAGCGCAGGCTCTGCCAGATCCAGCAGGGTCTTTTCGTAGTAGGTCTTCATCTCGGCGGTCATGCCGCCGGTTGCGGTGGTATTCTGCAGCTGTGCGCTTGCATCCGCAAACATCTGCAGATCCAGTCTCTTTTTGCTCATCTGTTTGTCCTCCTTCAAGGTTTTTTATCTTCTCACGCCCTCTGCGTGGGAAATCTCTCACAGCACGATGCGCTCTCCGCGCCGTGCCCGCTTTGCCAGCTCGGCCCGCTGCTTGGCGGTCATGTGCGCCACGTCCACCTTCATCTCGGCCGCGCCGCCGGGGTGCGCCCCGTTCTCGGCCGGCCGCTGTGCCCTCTGCTGGATCCGCGCCGTCACGCCCTGCTCCACCTGCTGGGCCGTGCGTGCCGTGCTTGCCTCCATCAGCTGGTCAAAGTAGGCGGCCCGGTACGCCGCTTCCAGCCCGATGCCGCGCCGGATCATGTCCGCCACGCTGGGGTTGTTCAGCACCTTGTCCAGCTCAAACGCCGGGTACTTTACCTTCAGCCGGGCCGCTTCCGCTTCCCACTGGGCCCGCACGGCCGCCGCACGCTGCTGGTGCTCGGCCGCCTGCCGGACCTGTTCGGCCCGCTGCTTCTCGGCGTTCGCCCGCTGCAGCTCGCTTTCCATCCGGTCCATTTCCCGCGCGGTCTTTACGCTGATGCCGCGCTCCGCTGCCAGCGTCTCATAGTACTCGTCGTTCTTCACCTTCCCGTTCTTCACGGCCTCGGTCAGGGCAGCCAGGTTGTCCGCGCTCTGCACGTCGATGCCATACGCCTCGCCCAGCGCGTCCATCAGCCCCTTCACCGCCGGGTTGTCCAGCACGTTCTGCACGGCCATCTCCGACGCCCGCTGCAGTGCCTCTTCAAACTCGGCTGCGTACTCGCCCTGCATCAGCTGCCCAAAGGCCTTGCGCTTTTCCGCCGGGTCCGTCGGCTTTGGCTCCTGCTCGGGCTGTCCCTGCTGCGTCTCGGGCTTCTCTTCGCCGGGTGCTTCCTCTTTACTCGGCTCCCCCTTTTGGGGAGTTCCGGCGTCCGCGCCGCCGTCGGCGGACGGTGCCGGTGCGGCCTTCGCCGCTCTGCCCGGTCGGCTGCGCTTTGCCAGCCGCTCCTGCGCGGGGCGCAGCTCCTGGGCCTGCACCGCCGGGGCCGCTTCCGCCCCATCGCCAGCAGCACCGCCGTCTCCGCCGCCTTCTGCAAACAGCTGCAGGTTCATCTTTCCGTCCACCATGTCCGGCAACTGTACCGGGTCCGGTGCCTTGCCGTCCGCAAACACCATGTTCACCACCAGCTCCACGTTCTCCGGGTAACTCTCGGCCAGCGCGTCCAGTCCGTCTTGTACCAGCTCCACCCATGCTTCCACCATGTCGCAGCTCTCCTGGGTCGGGGTCACCTCCACGCGCATCCAGCCCTCACCGTGTGCCACAGCGCCCAGCGCCACAAGGCCTGCCCGCGCAGCCTCCTCCACCTCGTTGGCAAGGGTCTGCATCAGGCAGCTCACCGCTGCGCACACAATGTCCTGCCCGTACTTTCCCGCGCCCGCATGGCCCTTTGCCTTCACCTCGTAGCCGGTCTTGCCGTCGTTCCATACCGTGCGCATCACACTTGCTTCGATCATGCCTTTTCCTCCTTCAGCGCAACCTCTTCGATCACTGCCCGGATCTCCATCATTTTCAGGTACAGCCCCATGTATTTCTGCTGCTCCCGCAGCAGGTCAAGCGGGCAGCGGTGTTCCGGCGGTTCCGTGCCGGTCCTCGCTGCTGCCTCGATCCGGTTGCAAAAGTCCTTCAGTTTCTCGTACCGGATCTTCGTTTGCCGGTACTCCGCTTTGAAGCGTTCCCGGTAGTCGGTGCTGGTCATGCCCTCAATGGTCTCGTACAGTTCCATGTTCTTTCTCCTTTACTTGTTCGGGTTGTTCACGTCCATCGCCCGCCGGGCTGCCTGCGTGGAAAGGCTGTTGTCGCTGCCTCCCACAGCACCGCCCAAGCTGTTGGTTCTGGTCTTTGCGCCTGTGCTGCCACCGCTCCCGCCGCCCGCAGCACCCGCCGCCTGTCCGGCTGCACTTGCCGCTGCGGCAACGTTCGTCCCGTTCTGGCTGTCGATGATGGCGGCCATCTTCTGCAGCTGCTGGGCCATCTGCTGCAATTGCTGGTACAGCGTTCCGTTCTGGCTCACCCGCTCCCGCACCTTCTCAATGCCTTCAAAGTCCATCATGTCCAGCGCCGCCAGGGCCGCGTCCGCGTTCGCCGGCGCAAAGAACCCCAGCTGGTAGCACTCCTTCGCCGTCTCGTTCTGGCTAAGGCGGCTGAAGGTGCTCTTCTTTGCCGCCGTCACCGTGATGTCAAACACCGGCTCGTGGTCGCCCAGCTGCACACCGCCCACCATGCCGCCGGGCTGCGCCTGCAGTGCCGCGTTGCTAAAAGGCACATACTCCGTGCCGCCGCTTTCGCCGGTGATGCGGTACACCCGCTGCTCGTCGTAAAACTGCCGCATCAGCTCGATCACCAGGTAGCACTCTTTTGCAAAGGCCCGGTATGCGCTCTTCAGCATATCCCGGCTCAGCTTGCTTCCGGCCTCCTGCAGCGCCGCGATAGCGCTGGCTGCCGTAAGGCCGCTGGTGGTTCCGCCCTGGCTCACGTCCCGGTTGCCGGATATCTCCTTCAGTTCGCTCACCCGGTCATCCCGGTAGGTGATCAGGTTGCCCTGCAGCCCACTCACCTGCAGCGGCCGGAAGCTGTCATCACTCAGCCTCCCCGCCACATGCACGATGTCGCGGCCAAAGTCCGCCAGCTCTTCCTCGTTCACGCCTGCCGTGTCGCTCAGCACATACCGCTGTTTTGCGGCCAGCTTCACGTTCTCGTCCATGGCGTGGTTCATCTCGTCAATGGCGGTCTGGGTGTCCTTCATTACGTCGATGTACCCAAAGCCCGCCGGGCTGTCCTCTTCCCGGAACAGCGGGTCGAACACAAAGGGGTATTTCCCGTGGTCGTAAAAGCCCCGATCCTTCATGGCCGGGTCGTTCTCGCTGGCATACAGCACCACGCCGTTGCAGTACTTGCAGTAGTGCAGCACCGTCTGTCCGCCGGGCAGAGCCTTTTTGTAGTACCAGTCCACCACCACGCTCTTGTCGCTGGTGTCCAGGCTGTCGTCGTGGACGTACTTTGCCACGTCCAGGCTGCTTCCGGTATGCCCCTTCAGCTGCGGGTACTGCCCCTCCAACCTGTCGTTGCTCGCCAGGCTCAGGCTGAACAGGTTCGGGCTGTCCTGAATGTCCTCCACGCCCGGCTCCCAGTACAGCATCAGCACATTCACGCTCCGGATGCTGATGTCGCCCAGGCCCCCTCGCAGCATCGGATCCCAGAACACGCCCTTCACGCCGGTGCCGGTCTTGAGCTTGCGCCACCAGGTGTCGCTGTAGGCTGTCTCGTAGTCGCACTGCTCCAGCACCGTGGGCAGGATCTTTGAGAGCACCTTTGCCGTCTGCTCGTCATCCGCTGCCCTCGGCAGCACGTTCGGTTCCGGGTAATTGTCCATGGCATCGGCGTGCTTGTTGGCAATGCTGTTGAACAGCCACCCGCTGGAAGGCTTCGGTTTGTCTTCCATCATCTTGTTCTTGTAGTTCTTCCAGTGCCCCATCCGGAACCACAGCTCGTTGTCCACGATCCGCCTGTCCAGCGCGGCCTTGCCTGCCCTGTACTTCTGCAGTAGGTCATTGGCGCGCCGTACCTCATCCTCGCCGATGGCCGGTTCCGCCGCTGCCGTAAAGTACGTTCCTTCCGGCTGTCCCGTCTGCCCGCCCGGCTGCCCTGTCAGGCTCTGCAGCATCTGCACCATGGGGTTCTCCGTCCTGCCTGCCGCCGGTTCTCCCGCACTGATCTGCTGCCCTGCAGCGCTCCCGGCGCCCGGTGCAGCTTCTGCTTCCTGCCGCGGCTCAGGCTGCCGCGTCTGCTGCATCCCCTGCGCCATCATGGCAGCCAGCTGTGCCGCCTGCATCATGCGGTTTTCGTCCTGTGGCATCCCGCCGCCCGGCTGCTGCGCCAGGTCGTTCTTTTTCGCCATGCCATTCTCCTTTCCGGCTTACACTCTCATCACCCTTGTTGGGCTCTTGCGCACGTCCATGTCCAGCGGGTCATCCTTCAGCATCGGCACGCTCTCGGTCTTGCGCGGGCTGATGGGGTTTTCCATCAGCACATACCGGCACTCGTCGTAAATGTGGTCTTCCTGTGTGGTGTCGATGTCCTCCACGTTGCTCTCGTCGTACACCAGGTTCGGGATTGTCCGGATAAAATGCTTGCAGGTATCGAATACCTGGAACATCGGCCGGCCCTCGGCGTCAAAGGCCAGCCGGTAATGGAACTGCATCTTACCCGCCAGCCGGGTGTGGTCGCCCGGTGCCCAGAAAATATAGTTCGGGTGCTTTTCCTGCATGGCGGCAATGCTCTCGCCCTGGCTCTCGTTGAAGATCGCCGGGTCGGCCACGCCCTGGATGTGTCGGCCCCGCAGCATCGGGTCGTTTTCCTCCGCCTCTTTGATCATCCGCGCCTGCTCCACCGGGTTGACTTTCGTGCCCTCGTTGGGCGTCCCGGTGCAGCCGTACAGCTCCTTGATGCGGTACAGCCTGCCCTCTTCGTCCGCCGCGTACCATCCCACCGAAAACGGCTTTGCATAGCCAAAGTCGTACCCGCGCCAGATCTTCCAGTGCGCCGGGATGCGGAACGGCTTGATGACGTGGGTCCACCTCTGGTCCTCGTAGTGGGCCGGGTCGTTGCGCCATTCGGTGAACACCTGCCCGCTAAAGCTGTCCCAGCTGCCGTACAAAAGCGCCTGCTTCTCCGCCTCCGGCAGGGAAGCCAGGTTGTTCAAATAGCCCGGGTCGTTCTTCAGCAGCGCCGGGTTGTCAAAGATGGTCGACGGGATAAAGATGCGGGTGCGCCGCAGCTTTTCCACGCTGCCGTCCGGCTTCTTCACATCCACCAGCTGCACCATCCGGGTGCCCGGTGGTGCCGGTGTGATAAACCGCGCCTTCACCCATCCGTGGCCGATGCCGCCGGGGTTTGCCGTGGCCCGGATGTACACCTGTGTGCCCGGCCCGCTCGGTCGGTTGCGGCTCATCAGGTAGCTGTACTCCTCCCATGTAAAGTGTGTCAGCTCGTCCACCCCGATGTAGTCAAACTGCTGGCCCTGGTAGTTGTACTTGTCCTGCGTGCGGAACATGCTGCCGAAATAGATCTTTGCCCCCGACGGAAACGTCCAGCAGTGTGTGCTGCTGTTGTACCGCGCCGCCGGGAATACCGGCTTGTAGTACTGCATGGTCTTGTCGATCAGCTCCCGCAGCTGTGGGAAGGTCTTGCGCAGGATCAGCGCCCTGTAGTTGGGCACGTCCACCTGCCGCAGCGCCTCGATCACCAGCGCGTCGCTCTTCCCGCCGCCGGCTGCTCCGCCGTACAGCGCCTCGTCCTCGCCGCGTGCCATAAAAGCCGCCTGCCTCGGCTGTGGTCTCCATACGATGGGTCTGCCCTTAGCCCGGTCCATCCAGTATCACCTCTGCCTCGTCCTCTGTGCCTCTCGGCTCCATCAGCACCGCCGGGGCGCTCTGGCCGCTGTCCCGGTCTGTGGTGTCCTGGGGCACCAGCGCAGCCGCAGTCCCCGCCGCCGTGAGCAGCACCGCCGCCACGTTGGCAGCGTCCCGGTCACTCATCACCTGGGCATCGTACCGCTCCAGCTGTGCCTCCAGCTCCTTCCGCTGCGCCTCGTCCAGCTCCCGGTCGTAGCTTCCGGGCTGGCTGTATACCACCATCCCGGTCTCCGTGGCGTCTGCCAGCTCCTCCTCCTGGCTCTTGAGCAAGGCCCCCACCGTGTACTTCCTGGCCCTGGCATCCTCGTCCAGACGCTGCTGCAGCCGCTGCCGGATCTCTGCCGCCCTCTGGTTCTCGGCCACCCGCTGCTGCAGGTAGCTCACCTGGGCCTTTGCGCCCACAGCCGCCCGCGCCGCGATCTCCCGCGCCGCCTCGGCCCGCGCTGCTGCAAATACTCCGTCCGGCTTTCCGGCCTCCTCGGCCATCCAGCTGCGGATGGTGCTCTCCGGCACGCCGTACCTGCGCGCCACTGCGCAGATGGAATTGGAGCCGATCATGGCCATCACCACTTCGGCACGCACAGCCGCCGGGTACTTTTTGCCCCGGCCCTGCTTCCCGGGCACGGTGTTTTTGCAGTATCTCCGCTTTGCCATCCCCGGCCCTCCCTCCGTGCTTTGGCTCCCAGTCTACCGTCCTGGTCCGCAATAAAAAACCGCGCACTTTTCAGCACGCGGTTTGCTACGTTGCAGCACAAACAGGCCGGATGCATCGCACCCAGCCTGTCCCATGCTCCTGTATGGGCATGGCTACACCAGCCCCTCCCGTGCGGCAAAAAGTCCCACCGTGCTCAACGCCTCCAGCTCCTTACGGTAGTAGGTTGTCCGCCCGATGTGCAGCGCCTCCACCACGTCCCACTCCTTTTCCCCGGCCATGTACCGCCGCACAAGAATCCCCGCGCACACCGGGTCCGCCTCGGCATAGTAGTCCAGCGCCTGCCCGATCGCCCGGCCCCAGGCCTGCGTCAGCTCGTCCGGGGTGCCTTCGGCCGCTTCCATCGCCCTGCCATATCGCCGCAGTCCTTTCCGCACGTCCTTTTTCTGCTGTTTTGTCACCCGTGCCCCGCCTTTCCGCGCGCTTTTTCGCTGATTTGCGCGCAAATTCAGCGTTTTTCCGCGTTTCGCGCGCAATATGTAAATATAATTAAAATTTTTTTCTGTCAGGTGCGAACTTTCGCAAACTCCCGCCTCCGCAGGATCAGATACGCCTGCGGGTCGGTGCTCTCCCAGCCGTCTGGCCGTGGTCGTTCGGTCTCGTGCAGCTGCTGCGGGTCGTACACCATCACCTGCACCACCTCCCAGCCGGGGAAGCGCTGCTCCCACCAGGATGGATCCTCCGCGCGCTCGGCGCAGCCTTGCCGCAGCTGTCTCCGGCTCCACTTGGTGTCGGCCGCCTGCAGCTCTTCCGGCAGTTTCAGGTTCCGCGTCTCGATGCAGCTGTGCTCTTTGTGCCCGTAGATGTACCCCACCGTGCCGTTTTTCCCCTGTCCGTCTATGCCCAGGATCTTCTTCATGTCGATACGGTCCGCGTTCATGGTGCCAAGCGGC